ATCCTATTTTTGCTGATATTGTAAAAGATTTACCTGAGGAGATAAAGAATGCATATTCTTATGCTCCATGTGATAAGTCGACACTGTTGAGATGTTTTAAAACATATGCTGATGTGTCTATTAAACGTGATGATGATTTAGGTGCTTGGGCATCGTTTCTGCGATCAGTTTTACCTAATATGGGGCCAAAATCCCATATTAAGTATAAACTGAGAACTGTTAATGAAGCTTGGGAACATATGTTGTCTCATGGTTTAGACAAAAAAGCATCTGGTTATCCATTTAATTGTGCTGATTCACCATGTGGGGTTCCTCATCCTCTCAAAGGTGGAGTTCGCGAATGTAAAGTTTGTTGGGCTGCTATTTGTGAAGATATCGATGCTATTTGTAATGATGGTGTACCTGAGCGTACGTGTGTTGCCGTTGGTGATGTTAATTGTAAGCCTGAGTTTTTAAAGAAAAAGAAAATTGAGCAGGGCAGGACTAGAATGGTGATTTGTGCAAATTTTGTTCAAGTTATTGTTCAAGTTATGCTTTCTCAAGGATTTGAATCTGTTAAAGCTCAATGGCCTAACAGTTGGAATCGCGTCGGCATGTGCGTTGCTCGTGGTGGGCTTCAACGGATAGCTCGAGAGTTAGATCCTTTGCCTTATAAGCAAGAGATGGATGCACCGCAATTTGACCTTACTCAAATCTCCGAAATTCAAGCTCCTTGTGTGGATGCTATGGCTGAGACCTACGGTATTGATTTAAATGATCAAAACACAAAAAATGCCTTTAATTGGGTGAAGAATGTGATGGTTGGTCCGAAGCAATGGCGTGTTAATGACATGGTGCTTGTTTGTGACGAAGCCAATTTTAACTCGTCTGGCAATCTCTGGACGGCTGAGCTTAATTGTAATTATATGGCAAGTCTCACGATAAGATCCTGGTTTGATAGTGTTCCAACTTTACCAGAATTTTATGCATGGTTTTATACTACGGGTAGATATATGAATAAATATGGAGACGATTCGCTTGATGGCAGTCTTGTTGAATTTCCTGCTATTGAGCTTCAATGTCAACGTATGCAGAGGTGGGGTAGCAAAATAACCCCTGATGATATTAAGCAGTCTAAAGTTTTAAAAGGAATGGGTTTCTTAGGTTACACATTTGATGATTCTCCTTGTGGAGTTTCGTTTAATCGTTGGCCTAAGTCACTTATGAATTTGCTTTATATGCCTAATGACCCGATCAAATTATTTTGTGCAGTTCAGTCTATGAGACTTAATTTTGCTGGTAATGCTCAAGCGCAAGCGATAGCTAAGAAATGCGAATCGGTTGTGCCTGGTATTCCTGGTCAAATGTGTTTTACAGATGAATTTGTTGAGGCATTTTGGACGGGTCGCGAAAGTTTTGTTGGCCAGACAGAGATGTCTGGAAAACAGATTTTTGATGAGTCAGGAGAAGATGTCTTTTACTCAGTTTCGGCAAATGTTCGACAGCGAGAATCAAAAGAACCCGTTGTACAAGAGCTACGGCCTTGTAAGGCGTCTGATATCAGACCTTGCGAATTATCCCCTAGCG